ATATTCAAACCATTTATCAGTGTTCCACCAGATAAAGGAAGATATAGATTTGATAATGATGGAATATCTCCTGAAACTAATGGAGAGCTTGTTAGCAATCCTGAAGAATTTGATCGAACAAAACCATTAGATAAATTTCCTACAGTTAATGAACCATCAATTTGAGCATTTCCAGTAGCTGAAATAGATGCATCACAATAGAATGAATTATATCTAAAAATAAATGGTGTATATGTTGTGTATGGTGAATTTGTTTGTTTGAATCTCATTTTAATAGATTCATCAACATAATCATCACCGACTTCTAGAATCATAGCACCAACATTTGATAAACCCTCACCATAGATTGACCAATAATCATTACCAGCCATATTTTGATATATTCTTTTTGTAGGATTTAAATTTCCAGAAGTATATGTTGCTAGATCTGCATTTAATAATCTAAAATAATTTGCTGATAGACTTTCTGATAGATATAAATATGTCGCGTTTAAAGGTCCAGTAATATTTGCATAACCAGATAAAGGAACATATTCTAAAGAAGGAAATTCAGAAGATGTTAATGGAGAGGTTGTTAAGAGTCCTGAAGAATTTGTTCGAACAAAACCATTAGCAGAAAGGTTTTGTATAGTTACAGGACCACCCATTTCAACAGGTCTTTTTATTGCATCCGTTCCTAACCTGATTCTTGATCCGACTTTTTCTATAATTAATGGATAGTCAATTATACTTCCATCAGTATTTTGATTTACAAAAAGAAACATATGAGTCCCTACAGTAAATCTACCATATGCCGAAGAATTAATTCCAAAATTTAATGACCCAGGAGTTACAAAATTTTGAGCTGAAACATTTCCAGAAGCACTTACAGAAGTTCCCCTCATTTGACCATATAATTGTCCTCCAGATAAAGGAAGATAAAAATTTGAAATAGGAGGAATATCTGAAGAAGTTAATCTCCTGAAAGTTGGTATAGAAGCTGCTCCAGAAATAGATCCTGCTAAAAATGTTCCTGAAGATTGTGCTGAAAGATCTATAGTAAAAGTTCCAGCATTTGTTATAGGAGATCCAACAATACTAAAAATAGGATTTCCAGAAAGACCTACAGAAGTTACAGTACCAGTTCCACCAATAATACTTCCTATAGATACTAATTGATTTCTATAATCTGTTACATCAGCAATTCTAGCATAAAAAGGGTTTCCTGTATATGATGCATTTGTTTGTACAATTATTCTATATAAAAGTTTTGCCTCTACTATAGGAAAATTGTTAAAATTCAAATTATTTGGAACATTATTATTTTGAGCATTTGTTAATGAAGTATCTTGTCTTTGACCTTGAACTGAAATAATTGGTTGATATATTTCATCAGTCGCATATATGAAATAAGAAACATAATTATTATTAGATGTCTCAGTCTGTTTCCAAATTCCACCAGCAAGTTCATTAAAACTTACTTTAGTTCCAGTTCCTAAATTTTTATAAGGAAGATTTCCAGCGATATCCTTTCTCCAAGTTCCTAACCCATCAGTTCCTTCTCTATAATATACTGGAAAATACCCTGGATAGTTTATTTGTTGAGTGAAATAATTTCCGGAAGACCCTTGAGAAATACTTAGTCTCAAATCTTCATCAGAAATGACACCATCTGATATACCAAAAAATGCGGAAGAATGATTATTTAAAGTATATGTAGAATTAAATCCATTTTCATATCTAGTACCAAATGTATTATGAAGATATGCATGTGTAGCACAATCCATAACAGTTCCATGTCTTTCATCACATAATCCTAAAGAACTAGTTCCCGTCCAATATACAACCGCTACTTGAATTGTGGTCAAAAGATCCCAAGCAATATTATTTAATTGGCTTAAAACACCAGCAGAAGAATAATATATAAAATGTAATCCGGAAATATTAGGAATTACTATACTTTCTGTTGTTTTTGTAAATTTATTTCCTCTATAATAAACATCAAAAGAACTTGTCAAAGCAGATATAGTAAATGTTCTTGTAGCATCATTAAATAAAAGTTTAGTATCAGTTCTGCTTATAAATCCAGTAGGTTCTTGCAAAATATTTAATAATTCTCTTGGGATCTTTGAATTTAATTGATTTTGAATATCCGCCGAAACTGCTGAAAGATAACTAAATGTATTTGCAGAAACGTGATAATAATTTCCAGAGCTTCCACCTTGCAATCCTAAAAGATTATTATGGTTTGTTGGTGCTGATGCTGAAGATATTTTTGAATTTAATTGTTGTTGAATGTCCGCTGAAACAGCACTTAAATATCCAAAAGTATTTGCAGAAACGTGATAATAATTTCCTACAGACCCGCCTTGAATATTTGCTAAATCATTATGGTTTTGTACAGCAACAGTTTCAAACTTTATATCAGTCACATTTTCAACTAATCCAGAAGAAGCATTATATTGTATTATAATTCTAGCAATTAATATACAATGTTTTCTTAATACAATTGGTAAATCACTTCTAGGAGATTCTAACTTAGCTTCTGAAATTGAATTATATTGATTTGATCCTAATACATAAAATGTTTGCTTAATATCCCCTATAGATCTATAAAACCATCTAACAGAATACTTATTATTACCAATTGTTTGTAAATTAGTTCCATCATCATATTGAGTATTATTATAAATTAAATCATCTTGATATAACCAATTTCCACCAGAATGATAAGCTAATGTTAGTCTATCTATAGAAGAATTAAATGCTGCAATATCATTTCTAATAACTCCAGCATAAACGTGGGCACTAGTGATTAATACAGTTCTAGGATTTGGAGTAATGCTTTCTGATAACATTAATCCACCATCTACAGACTTTCTATATGGAATTGTATCTGTAATTGACAAAGATATTTTATTAGATAATCCTAAAGCTTTTGAATCTGCCCCTATACTATGAATTTCAGTTCCTTGTCTCCAGCAACAATATACACAAATGACATTAGATTCATTTATTTGATTTTTATCATTCTCTACATAAAATATAGGAGTTCCAGAATTATATTTCACACATATATATTGTTCTGTACCATCTGTTAAAGTAAATGTAGCACTTGGTATTTGATATTCTAAAATAGTTCCAGTAAAATTATTGGTCGAAAATAGTCTAGCTGTTGCTGAAGTAATTGATAAAGAACCATCACCATTATCCATCAAATCATTTAAAGGACTTGTAGATATGCCAGTAGAATCATAATAATTTAAATATCTATAAACTCCATTTTCATCTACTGTATATGGAATGTTATCAGTATTAATAGAAAGTTTTATGAAATCATTTGGTGCAGCAGAAAGTAAATTCTTTTTCTTTAATTCAATAGCACCTTGAGAAAAGCCAGCCATAATATTCTCCAAAAGGACGCCCGAAGGCAATATCTAGAGTATTTATTATATTTTTACTAAACTCTATTCAGAAACTTCTACATAAGCAGTAGCAGAAGGATTTATAGAAAATGTCCAATTATAATCTACAGGAGGAGTTGCTGAAGTTGGTAATGCAGATGTAGAATATGTTTCTTTATTAACTTCAGAATAATGATAATTTGCTTTGATAAATTTAATAATCTTTTCTTCTGAAATTGGTCTATGAATAATACCATCGACTTTAAATCTGATTTTAGCAGAGAAAAATCTAGATTCATCTTCTGCTAAACTTTGCTGTTGATCTATACTTGTATCTGTCAATTCTACTCTAAGATCTCTTTCTAAATTTAAGAAATCAAATTCCTTTATTCTTAAATGATTTGTAGGATTAAAGTAAGCACATATATTTTCAATCAATTGATATAAATGATCCCAAGATTCTGTATATAATTCCAATGTATAAAAATAATCATAAGGAGTTGGAATAACGTCTTGCCAAAATTCATCACTATCATATATATTTAAATTTGTATTGTAAAAAGATCTAGTCTCATTTACGGAAACTGATCTATCAGAATTATGAGAAACATTTTCTAAAGAAACTTGCATAGAAGGAACTTTAGGATAATATTTTTTCCCAGACTCTTGTTGTAAATTAAACAAATATTCTTTAGAAGCTAATCCAAACTTAATCGGAACTTTAATAATTTTTTCTACTGTATTGGATGTGCCTGATGTATAATTGTACACATACATATCATTAAAAAAATCTAAGAATGAAACTAAGATTTTTCTAGATATTCTACAATAGTAAAAAACTTCCATTCTTAGGCACCAAAAACCTTAGCTAAAATATTCCCAACATTTACCCCAAGAACTGTAAACAAAGCCAACAGAGCCATTGCAGTGACAAATACAGCGACTGTAGCAGATGAAGCAATAAAAGATATTTCTGAGAATTGGGTTTTCCAAGTTCTGATCTTACTTTCTTTATCTTTTTTATCTACTTCTAATACACCAATTCTATTTTCATGGTTTTCAATTTTATTTTCAAAATCTTTATTGTTCAACTTTGTCTCAGTTTTAAAAGAAGAAACTTCATCTTTAATATCATCAAGTTTTTTGTTTATCTGCTCGAAAAATTTGGTGAGTAAATCTGTAGACAATTGAGTATCCTCATGTTTATTATTATTTATAGAAGATTTTTCTGTCATAAACTTAATCCTTATCAAAAGTTTCTAATTTATCATAATAGTCTGAAATTTGTTTTATATGATCTAATGCTATTATCTTTGCAATGTCTCTATCTTTGGTATGTTCATATTCATGTTTAATACCTTTCTCTAATTGATCTCTATCTACTTCCTTTTCATCATCTCTATACAAAAATTCATTAAATATTTCGGCAATTTTTAAATATATATTTGTAATACCAATACCATTATCTTTAGCAAATCGTTCTAAATTATCTTCAGAAACTTCTTTAGTATTCATAAAAGTTATAATTTTATGTTTTAGTAACGATTCTTTATCTTTTTCTTCTTGTATAGATTTTGTTTTCTCTGTTAAAAATATGTTAAACTTACTCATTATTATCTCCATTAAAACCAATCATTAAAAGGATCTCTAGGTGAACATTCTGAAATAGTTGGTTTATATACTATTCCTTCTTTATATTCATTTATAAACTGACCAATATTAAATATATCTTCAGTTCCTACATATTGAATCAAATCATTAAAATCTCCAGATGTACTAGGATTAAATGATAATGATTTGTCTCTGTAAACTTTAACAACAAAATCATATGAATGTTGATGTTGTAAGAATTGTTCTTCTTGCATTTTTACAGATATAATTTCATAAAACATGTTGTTGTAATCTGTAGAAAGAAAATCACCAACTCTAGGAATATATGAAGGATATGCCGAAGTTCCAGAAAAATCAAATTTAGAAGCTGTATTAAAATGTCTTATAGAAGCATATATATGAAATACATCACTCCAACCAATTCCACCATTATTAAAAGTTCTAGTTTCTTTTGGTAAATCGAAGTAAGTCATACATTTAAATCGTCTCTCAAACCTTCTATTATTATCCTCTCCAAAAAGTTTATCATAATTTGTATTAAATGTGGTTATAATATATGAACAACAAACACCATGTTTATTATATCCCTCAGTAATCAATAAATCATATAATAATCTTTCATTATCATAATTTGAATTAAAATGATTAAAATAAACATCACTTGGTAATCTGGTAAAATAATCAAAATTAGCCATACTTATATTTATTAAAAAATTATTCAAAAAGAAAAGGACTCATTTTACTGAATCCTTTCTAAAACATTTCTAAAACTTTTCTTAAATCTTTTTAGGTCGTCCTCTTCCACGCTTTTGTTCATTCAATGGAATCAATCCCCGATCAATTTCTTCAGATTCAAAAAAACCATCATTTGTATTTTCAGTTTCAAATAGTTCAGAATCTCTTTCACCAACTCCTCTTACCAAACGACTTTCAGAAACTAATGGAATTAATGTCCCAGCATAAGAACCATTTTCCAATCCTTCTGGCATATTTGGTGTAAGTCCTTGTGGTTGAATTATATATCTCTCATTCAAAACAGTATTGACAATCTCTATAGCAAATGGTCTAACATTCTTGTAAATCATTTCAATTCTCCTTTTATTTCTTCAATGTAATCTCTCAACTCTGTATATTTATTATGCTTATTATTCATCTCATTCTTATGTTCAACTGAGGAAATCAATTCAGATAAATTTCCCATATTCTTGAAAATTATCTCCGCAAAAGATTTTCTTAATTTCTCATCTAATATCTTTATTGTAATCGAATAAAACTTCTTTAAAACTCTGTTGTGAAAATCTTTAGAATAATCTATCTTACTACCTTTACGAACAAGATTAAATTTTCTTATCTCATCCTTTGAAGGAATATATTTAATATCATCACTTTCTAGAAAAACATTTGAGAAATAAATTTGCGAAAACTTCATATGGAATTATTTATCTAAGTATTGGTAAAGAGAGTTTCCTAAAGAAATTTGTTTGCGAAAATATCTTCTAAATTTATCTTCGCTCATATTTAATTCCATTCTAGCATCTTTCATAGAATCATATCTAACACCATTACACAATATTGGTTTATTTCTAGCAATTTTCTTCATATCTTCTTCAGTAGCATTTTTATAAAATTCTTTACGAGAAATACTTAGTTTTTGCTTTTGTCCATCTTTCATAGGAACGCCTTTGTTAACAACATCATGAGTTTCGTAATACTTTTTTAAAGATGCTATTTGTCTTTCTACTGATTCTCTAGGCATAACTTTTCCTAAATTTATTTGTCTAAGTTTTTCCTTAGTCTCGTCTGAATGATGCTTACCAAACCAAGCATTATCTTCACCTCTTGGAAGATTTTTCATATATACATCCCATTCTTCATCAGTCATATTTTCAAATCTAAGTTTATGTGTAATGCTTAGTTTTTGTTTAGTTTCTTCTGATAAATGTTTTCCTAACCAATATCCATCTTCAGTTTCAAATCTTAAATTCGCGATGTCTCTTAGTTTTTGTTTAGTTTCTTCTGACATTGGACCACGAACTGATCCTTTTGTTTTAGAGTCGTGTGTTTCATAATACTCTAGCAAACTTTTAGACAATTCTTCTCTAGCATTTGGATTATCTTCAAAATATTTTATTCTTGATTCGGACATTTTCTTCTTAGCTTCTTCTGAATGTTTTTTCTGATAACCTATATTTTCGTAATAATAATTTCTAACGATATCAAAATCTATAGCATTTAACGAAGAAGCAACATTTATAGTACACATACAAAAGAATGCATAGTATAACTTAATATTTTTAGGATTAGCTTTATATAATAAATGATGACAAACAAAGTGTTCTTTTGCTGTTAATAAAACTAGATTTATTTTTCGATCCTTCCCACCAAGACATTTAGGTATTATATGATGTTCTTCATAATAAATTCCTTGCTTCTTTTTTCTATTTTGTAATTTAGCATTTTCAATTATACTATCATATATTCTTTGGTAATTCATTTTTACATATATCCTCTTTTATTTTAATCTAGAAACTAAAAAAGAGCCTATTTCTAGACTCTTTTATCTTACAATATTTAATTTAAATTGTCAAGAACTTTTTAGGTTCTTTAGATTAAATTTATAACTTATGCACCAATAACCTTATCAAGATTGGTAAACTTGATAGTTCTGTAATATCTACCAGCACCAAGTAATGAGTCTGTGATGGCATAGCGCGACATGACGCCAATATTTTGGTTGAAATTACTTGGATCAGTTGCTTTGTTGGTTAATCCGGTGATATAATCAGAAAGAATAATACCAGTATCATTAATACCAGGACCTTTATATCCTAAAAGAGCATAATCAACTGGAGCCTGACTATCACGATATACAGTAATAGTGCCATTAATCTTACCAATTTCAGTAACAGTTGTAGATGCATTTACATCAGCAGTGTTAGCAGTAAATTGGGGTGAACAGCTCTGCAAGCTGGTAGCAACTCTGTTAGAAACGATAACGAACGTAGCTGCACCACGGAAAGTTGCCTGAGCAATTTCATTTGATACTTGTGTAATAACGTTTATAATGTTACTAAACTTTTCTTGACTCCATCTTCCATCAGAACCAGAACAATCAAATACTACAGCAGCTTTTCCACCAATATTAGTATTAACAGAAGCTTGCATCATTCTACCAATAATTTCTCTATCTCTTTCGGCAGGAATTTCAGCAGCAAGAATTTCTAACATTTCTCTTTCAATATCAATATTTTGCATTGACTTAAGATCTTGAGCAGCTTCAAGTGAGAATGATGCGGCAAGTTTACGAGTCTTGGCTTCAATAGCAACCTTGTCCATGAATAGACGAAGGGATGGCATTGTAGTACCAATCTTCCAAGCTTGAGCAGCAGAAGTAACAGCACCAGTGCCAAACATACCGAAAGCTGAAGATGTTGGGTCATATATTGCGGAAGTTGGAGTAGTTAGAGCCGAACCAGCTTGTGAACCAGTATATCCAGAATATTCGTTAAGAGCACGGAAAGCAGCTTCATAAGAGTCTGATCCACCGAGATATGAACTTGAACCAG